ATTTACCTTGGACTGACTTTAATGCTCAATTGCGTTATTGGCAGAACAATGTTCAGCGACCTATTTGCTTTAGCATTTATGGTCAATCTCAAATTTATGTCGGACCAGTACCAGACCAAGCCTATGTGATTGACTTGGACACGGTTATTTTGCCAACTACTATGGTTAATCTGACTGATACAGATACCATCAATGAACCATACGATACTGTTGTTCAGTTTTATGCGGCTCACCTTGCCAAATACTACGAACAATCGTTTGGTGAAGCTGAAATCTATTTGCAGCAGTACAAGCAAAAAACTCAATCGGTATTGGTATCTGTGTTTACAAGAAGGATACCAACCCCGTACTCAACACCGTTTTAAATCATGGCAGCCGCAGAGCAAAAAAAATCCTACGAGGTTGTCAAACAGTTCAAGGGTGTAAACACCAAAGCGAACAGAACGGCTATTGACGATTCCGAGTTCTACTGGCTTGAGAACGCTATGCCTATTGGTTATGGCAATATCAAGATTACGCCTACTTACTCCAATGTAGGTAGCGTTACATTTTCTAATACAGTTAGTTTTTATTGTTCAGCCAACATTGGTTTGGTTAATTACTTGGTTGCATTTCAAGCAAACGGTTCGGCTGAGTATGTGCGTTTGGACACAAACGTTAGAGGCACTATTGCTTCTTCTGGAACATTTAGCGCATCAGGAGTTAACATCTCCCAATGGAAAAATGACAGAATCCTGATTGCTGACCCTGCAAAGGGTTACTTTACTTGGGATGGCGTAAACCTTATTTTTATTGGTGGAGTGGGGCAAGTTGGTATTGTCCAAGGCGGCTCTGCTTACACTTCTGCGCCAGCAGTCATCATCTCAGCCCCCAACTCGGCTAATGGCGTTCAAGCTACGGCTGTGGCAACTATCACGGCTAACGTGGTGTCCTCTATTACTATTACAGAGTCAGGAACAGGCTATACAGGCGCACCTACGGTTACTTTTAATGGTGGTGGTGGCTCTGGTGCTAATGCCATAGCAGGAATTACTACATTTGCAACGGGAACAGTTTCAGTCTTAGTGACTGCTGGTGGCACGGGTTATACCAATGCGTCTAACTTGACTGTCGCTATCGCTGGTGGTGGTGGCACTAATGCGGCTGGTCAAGGCATTGTTTCTGGTGGCATTGTCACCCAAGTCGTGATGACCAATGTCGGTAGTGGCTACACCAACCAAGCAAACATCACGGTAACTATCGCGGGTGGCGGGGGAACTAACGCCACAGCCAGGGCAATTATCAATACTGAGCCAATAGTCGGAATCCAGTCGTTCTCAGGGCGTGTTTGGATAGCTAATGGGCGCACAGTCACCTATTCAGGCGCAGCGTCGTATAGCAATTTCACAAGCATTTCTGCTGGGCAAGTAACTCTGACTGACGCAACTTTGCACGGCAACATTACTCAGCTACTCTCAGCCAACAACTTTCTCTACATTTTTGGAGATGACTCTATCAATGTTTTCTCAGATGTGCGGGTGACTAATATTGGCACAACGCTGTTTACTAATACAAACGTAAGTGCGTCTGTAGGTTCAAAGTTGCAGTACGCTATTTACCCTTATTTCAGGTCTGTTTTGTTTATGAACAACTACGGTATTTATGCCTTAGTAGGTTCTACAACAACCAAAATTTCAGATTCTCTTGATGGGGTTTTCCCTTACATTGATTTTGACTATCCCGTCTATGCGGGTCAAGTGTTGTTAAACAGTATTTTGTGCGCTGCTTTCAACTTTAAATATACGGGTGGACTCGGCACTTCTAGCTCTAGTCGGTATATACAAGCCATCTTCTTTGAGAAAAAATGGTTTTTTACAAGTGCTGACAACAACTTGGCTTATATAACTTCCGCACCGCTAGGTGGCAAGATTAACCTTTATGGTTCAAATGGCAACTCTTGTGTGCGTTTGTATTCGGATTCCACTTCTGCCATTAACAGTTATGTGCAGACCTCTTTAAATCCAATGAAAGACCCGATACGCACCAAGCAAGCCTTGAAAGTTGGCATTGAGGCTACTTTAACTACAGGGGTTGAGTTTACTGTTACGGTGGATTCGGAGACAGGCTCTAGCACTCCCGTACTACTTGGACAATTAGTCAGTTGGATTAATAATGTGAGTAATGTGATTTCTTGGACAAACAACAGTTCTGCGGTAATCAGTTGGTATGGCGGTGGAGGATATACCCTATACAAGACTGACGCAAAGCAATGGGGTAAATATTTGGGCATGACCGTTACATCAACGGGTGCAAATTTTGTAATCAATGGGTTCGAATACGAACACGAATTAAGAGTGAGGTTCTAAATGGCAGTTCCATATACCTTTGGTAGCGCAACATCAAGTATTCCTCTGTCTCAGTTAGACAGTAACTTTGCTACGGCTATTACGCTTGGTAATACCGCAGTTCAATTGGGTAACACAATTACTTCTCTGACTGGTGTTTCTAATGTGGCAAGTGCTGGCGCTTTGTCTCTTGGCTCTAATGGCAACACTACGGCAGTAACTATTGATACTTCACAGAATGTGGGGATTGGTACTACTTCGCCATCCGCAAGACTACAAGTAACAAACACAGATGGAGAAATGGCTCGCTTTCGTACAAGTAGCGGGTCAAATCAGCCTGTCATTACTATAAGCGCAAGTGATTCAGCGGCAACTGTTGGATTTTCAACAGGCGGTAATTCAACTTTTCCTGCAATGACATTTGCCAATGGTGGCTCAGAACGTATGCGTATCGACTCTAGCGGTAACTTACAAATTGGAACAACATCTAATCCGCAATCTACTAGGTTAACTTTAAAGTATGGAACAAGTGCAAATTGGGGAATTGGACCAACTAGTAATGGTTCAGTTTTCTTTGTATTTAATGATAGTGCTACTGGTGTACAACTAACATCTGGAAATCAAGCATGGGCGGCTCAATCAGATGAAAGAGTAAAAACTGATTTAGTTTCGATTGAAAATGGGTTAACAAAAGTAGCGACTCTTAGGGCTGTTGTCGGTAAACTTAAAAATGATACCTCAGGCAGAAGACTTCCATTTTTAATTGCTCAAGATGTTCAAGCAGTATTGCCAGAAGCGGTAGATACTGGTGAAGATGAAGATGCAACTTTAAGTCTGCGTTATTCAGATGTAATCCCATTGCTTGTGGCATCCATCAAAGAACTCAAGACACTTAATGACGCACTAACCGCCCGTATAGTGGCTTTGGAAAGCAAATAATGACTACCACTTGGACAATCACACAACTAGACCGCCAAACCCTTAACGGGTTTGTAACTACCGCACATTGGACTGCAAGCGCAGTAGATGGGGATTACTCCGCATCTACATACTCAACAAGTTCATGGGCTGATGGAACACCTACAACTCCCTACGTTAATCTGACGCAAGAAACTGTATTGGGTTGGATATGGGCTAATGGCGTAGATAAAGAGGCGGTAGAGGCTAGTCTGCAAGCGCAGATTGATGCACAGAAGAATCCTGTAAGTGCTACTGGAGTGCCTTGGTAATGAGTACAAACGCTTTTACAAAACTTGGTAACACCGTAGCGTTTCTCGCTAATACGGCTGCGCCTACTGCTGTGCAATGCGCATCTACTACGCTTGGTGGCAACCAATACCGCATCATTAACTCTGGCTCTGTTGTCGTATTCCTTGGATACGGTTCAAGCGCTAGTGATGCAGGAAACAATTGTGCAGTCGTATCGACTACAGGACCATCATTTCCGCTATTGGCTGGAACGGATGAGATTCTTACTTTTGTGCCAAACGCTTACTTTACGGGCATTACGGCTAGTGGCAACGCTACTATCTATATCACGCCCGGTGATGGAATGTAATCATGTTAAAAACAGTAACTTCAGTTAACGCAACGAATGGCACAGTAACCAATATTCAAACGGGTACTGGGCTTACTGGTGGTCCTATTACGGGGACAGGCACTATTTCGCTTGCTAATACTGCTGTTACTGCTGGAACTTATGGTTCTGCTTCAAACGTAGCTCAAGTAATTATTAATGCGCAGGGTCAGATTACAGGGGCTAGTAACGTAGCTATTGCTATTGCCAATTCTGCTGTGTCAGGGCTTGGCACGATGTCAACTCAGAACGCCAACAATGTATCTATCACGGGTGGAAGCATTAGCACTACAAATGTTAGCTCTGCAAACGTAACAATTACTGGTGGCACTATCAATGTGCAAACCACAAATCATATTGCCTCAACTAATGCAACGGCAACTTTTGCAACATCAAGTCTTTTGCTTGTGCCAGCAGGGTTTATTAATTTTGATTTAAACGGCACAGTTGTGCGCGTTCCTTACTACTCGACATAAGATGCAATTCCAAGACATATTCAATCTTGTTGGCGGTGCGCTACTGCTCGGTGTGGGCTGGTGGTGTCGTGAGATATGGGACTCTGTAAAGAGACTTAAAGATGGTTTGCAAGCTATTGAGGTTGACTTGGCTAAGAACTATGCAACCAAGCAAGACATTAACTCACGCTTAGACAAGATTGATAACGTGCTAGAGCGCATCTTTGACCGCCTTGATGGAAAGGCTGACAAATGAATTTTGATACTTTGTCAGTAGTGGAGTACGGCAACGATGAATCTTTGCAAGAGTTTTTGTTTGAGAACGGCTTACAACATAAGCTATTCCAAGAAACATTCATGGATATTGGCATAACTGTGCCAATTTTTCCTTTAACTGACGCAAATACCGCCAATTTAGATGACTGGTTACTTGCTCATCAGGTCGAACATCAAGCCTTTTCTAGCCTCTTAGAATTAAATAATCCATTCAATATGTTGGATGTTGATTTCAATAATGAGTCAGATTTCTATGATTGGTTGGCTAGTCATTTGTACATTCATCAACAAATTGCTGCGTCCCTTAACTTGAGTTCTTGACCATGAATAATCTTTCCCCGCCCCAAAAAAAATCAGGTTTTTCGGATTCTGAGGTGATGAGCCAAGTCAAGAAGGAACGTGGCGATTCTCCCAAGATGTCTGCCCTAGACATACTGACTAAGAGCATTGGCGGTCAAATAGACCCTGCTCGGTTTGAGGCGGTGCTGTCTGAGACTGTTCGCAGAAACCCCAAGGTCAGAGTTGTGAGAGCAAACAATTCTTTATTCATCATCCACAACGATGGGCAGGGCGGTGCTGACGTAATCATGGAAACTGCTGACAAGCCAAAAGAATTGATTGAAAGCCTAAAACAGTTTGGTCAAGGAATGAAAGCTGGAAACTTTAAGTCTTTGCGGTTTGAAGTCTCTAACCCTGACATTATTCGCGCCATAAAGATGAGTGGCTTTGAGCCTAAATTGAGTGGCGTTGGTGGTCAACAAATGTCTGCTGTGGTGGAGCTATAAATGTCAAATTACGTTAAAAGCAGAACAACCCCTGTTCAAGCAGCAATTTCTACAACCAACAATACGGTTGACAAAATAGCCCGTAACCCTTTGCCAGTCATTGAGACTGCGGTGTTAACGGCTGTGCTTACTCCGGTATTAGGACCGGGTGCAGCCCCAACTGCTTCTGCTGCGGTGACTTATTTAAATGGTGGCTCTACTGAAGATGCAGCAAAATCTGCGGCAGTTTCTTTTGCTGGACAACAAGCGGCTGAAGCCTACGCCCCTGCTGCTCAAGCCCCAGACAACATTGATGTCGGCGGTGGTTTTAATCCTGCTACGGGTACTGGTGACCCTACAACGGCTTCTGCTGCGGCTGCTACTCCAACTCGGACAGAAAAAGCTGGTGTATCTGGAGCTGCAAGAGGCGCAACAAGCGCAGCGCTCAAAGGCGGTTCTGCTGAAGAAATTGCGTCTGGTGCTATTGTTGGCGGTGCGTCTAGTTATGGTGGCGCGGCTGCTAGTGAAGAATTAGGACTTAAACCGGGTTCTATTGAAAGTGGTTTGACTCAAACTATTGTTGGTCAGTCTATTGGCAACTATCTAAGCCCCACAAGGTCTGCTCAAACGGTTGGTGGGGGCGCTGCTCCTGAATCTTCTCCAACAAGCGTAGCAACAACTGGGGCTGGACAAGCGCCCGGTTCACAGGCATTGTCTCAAGCACTAAGAATTGGTGACCCCGGTGCGCCAATATTTGGTGGTGACAAAGAAGAAGGTAAAAAGTCTGGTTGGAACGTGGAATCCCTACGATACATGGGTCAGGAGAGTTAAATGAAAAAGATTGCCAAACTGCTTAAAGCAGACATCAACGGTACTAGCGACTTGGCGGCTATTGCTGCTATGTTGCAAGGTAAAGGGCGTGGTAAAGATACCATTCTTGCCCACATTACCCCTAGAGAAGCTGAAATCCTCAAGGCTGCGGGTGGTTCAGGCACAACTAATCCTGAAACTGGCTTGTTAGAGTTTCAAGAAGTTGATTCGTATGTTGGAGAGCCGTACACAACCGTTTTTGACCCTCCTTCATACGATATTGGCTTTGGTCCTGATGTTTATGAAGCACCGGGTGGTGGTCAATTTGGTCCAAGCCCTACAAATGCTCAAATTGAGCAGCAAATAGGCTATCAACCCACCCAAGCAGCCCCTCAAACATTTGAGCAAACAAGACAGACAACGCCTTCTGCTGGTTTAAATTTTCCTCTTGAAGTTCCGGGGCAACAGTTTTTTCCAACTATTGTTGAGCGCCCAGACAATTTGCAAGAGTCTTTGCGTCAGCAGTATGCGCCTGAAGTAGCTAGAACTGATGTTGTTTCTAGGTTTAACCAACCAGAAGACAAATCGTTTTTTGACAAGTTGTCAACGCAAGACATGGTTCGTCTTGGACTTGCTGGTGGACTAGGAATCTATGGCGCTACGCAAGCCAAGAGGGGCGCTAAACAAGCAGAACAAGCGGCAGCAGAGCAACGCGCTGTTGGCGCGCCTTACCAAGCCAAAGGCAAAGAGTTAATTCGTGCCGCAGAGACAGGCGAATTAACTCCAACAGGACAACAGTCATTACAAGCCCTACAAGCCCGTCTAGCACAGGGCGCAGAGTCTCGCGGTGGTGTAGGAACTGCACAGGCAACTGCACAGGCTGAAGCCTATCGTCAGCAGTTATTAGCTCAACAATACAACCTCGGATTACAAGTCTCTAATATTGGTGACCAAATTGCTTTGGGAGCTATTAAAACTGGCTTACAGGCTGACCAAGCATTGAACCAAGCGAGTACAAACTTCTATACTAACTTGGCTGCAATTGGCGGTGGCATACCAATAACTCAGACGAGGACTGCGTAATGGCTACTACACCTGACATTGTTCCTGAGTTGGCTGAATTGCAAAAGCCGTATGTCTTGCCTATGCCTGACCCGTTTAGCTCAAAGACAAGCGCTGCCGTTACTGGTTCAACCATGCCCAAAATTGATACAAAGGCATTGGGACAGACTGGTACTAGGGATGAGATGTCAAACATTAGACAGCAGCAATCAGATTTGTTGCAACAAGAATTAGAGTCCAAACAATATATTTCTCAAGGTGAACAACAAATTGCTGAGTACAAGGCTAAAGGTTTAGCTGACATATCAAAGCAAGAGAGTGAACAAGCTAGAGGAATTTATAAATCAGTAGAAACTTTTAGAGAAAAGAATCCTGCTCCAGAACTTTCGCCAACAAAAGACAATGTTCAATCTTTGTCTACTTTGTTTGGTTTGATTGGTGTCATTGGCATGGCTATGGGCGGTGCTGGCAAGCAATCTGCAACTGCGTCATTGAACGCTATGGGCGGCATGATGAAGGGTTGGCAACAAGGTCGTGCTGACTTGTGGAAAAGAGAAGTGCAAGAGTTTGACAAGAATATGCTTACTTGGAAATCCAAGTTAGACGATGCAATGAAGAAGGCAGAAGCCGCATACAAAGTCTTGCCTTACAACAGAGCCGAGGCAGAGACAAGATTAAATGAGGTAATTGTTACTTTGGGAAGCGGTTTGCTAAAAGAAAAAAACAGACTACAAGGTTTTGAGCCAACTTACAAAATGCTTGAGAACTTGCATAAGGATTCTGAGTTTGTAATGAAAGAGTCTGGTACTGAGCGCAGACATAAAGAGACTATTACTGCACAAAAAGAACTTCAAAGAATGAGAGAGAAATCTGCCATAGAGCTTGAAGAAATGAAAGAGAAAGCAGCCGCAGAGAGAGTTGCAGATGCGGCTAGACAAAAACTAATGGACGATGTGCGGAAGAGACAGCTTGGTCCAATAGACAAAAAGGGAGCAGAAGCAAAGGCTTTGAAACCTCCAGCAAAAATCATAGAAGGCTATATTGCAAACACGCAGCTCAAGACGGATGTGGAAGATATTGCCAAAGACTTAAAAAACCCCAAGCTGCAAGAGCAAATTAAAAAATTCAGAGCAGAAGCATTTTTGACAGAAGAAGGAAAGATATTGAACCAGATAATTTCTGGTGACATTCCTACTGAACTACGTCAGTTCTTGACAAAAATTCGTGATGTGCGTAATAACTACTACCTCAACATTTCTGGTAAAGCTGTTACTGGTGGTGAGGCATTGCGTAACTATGGCGTTGTTCCACAGCCCGGTGATTCCGCAGAAGTAATGATGGACAAACTAAAAGGTATGTCTAAGCGTATTGGTGACCAAGTTTCTGGTATGCAGCAGTTGTTTAAGTTGCCAGACATTCAGCTTGCTCCGGGTGCGCCGACATCCTTGAGAGCAAATGAAGACTATTCATTGCGTGGCGCAGGAACATTAGAGTACAGCTCTGTTGAAGAAGTTAACGCAGCAAAGTTACCTAGCGGAACAAGAGTCATGATTAATGGCAGATTGGCAGAGGTGGAATAGTCATGGGCGTTAAATTTATAGACGAAAATCCTCCAGCCACAAAAGGCGTTAAGTTTCTTGATGAACAAAAACAAGAACCTACCGTCTTAGAAAGAGGTAAAAAAGTTGCTGAAGAAGCGCTAACTAGCGGTATCTTTGGTGCTGCTGCTCCAGAAATGATGCAAGCAACTGGTCAAGGAATCAAAAGGGTTGGTCAAGCTGCTGGTCCTTATGGACGTATACCTACGGCAGTTGGCAGCGCTATAGAAGCGGGTGGCACGGCTATGAAAGGCGCAAGACCCGCTAGTTTCTTTACGGGAACTATTGCTGGCGCTGGCGGTGAAACTGCTGGTCAAGTTGTTGAATCTAAGTACGGTCCGGGCATTGGCGCGGAAACAGCGCGTTTGTTGGGCGCTACGCTTACCCCCGTGCCTCTTGAGTTTTTAGGTACACAAACAGGAAAGTTAATAGGCACTTTGGCTGGCAAGTTTGTGCCGGGTATGACTACGGCTAAGACTGTTGGGCAATTGTTGCAAGAACAAAACATCAAGCCTCAAAGTATTACGGCAGAACAAAGAGCGTTCATTGAAAAGAAAATACTTGAAATTCGTGGCGGTAAAAGCTCTGTTGATGCTGAAAGAGAAATAGCGGATATGCTTAAAGCTGGCGCTGGCAAGATAACTCAGCAAGCCGCTATGACTGCTGACCAGCTTGAGGCATCAGCAAGAAGCCAGTCTCAATCAATTTTGTCTGAGGCGCAGCAAACAGCGAAAAGGATTCGTGATAGCGCACGGGCGTTGAGTCCTGCTCAGAGACAGATTTCTGAAGCAGATGCCCAGTCTGTTTTGCAAAAAGGTCAGCAAGAAGCGGCTCGGATAGAGAAACAGTTTCGTGACCAAATTGCTGAGATGAGAAGCAAGTCGGGAAGATTAACAACTAGAGCAGCAGAAGGTACGCAAGAGGCTCAAAAGTCTTTAGCGGCTGTCGGCACACCTCAAACTCCTACTGAGACAGGGCGCTCTATAAGAGATGCCACTACGCCTATTTTTGAAAATCTTAAAAAGGTTCGCTCTGACAATGCTGAAAAGTTCAAGGGTGAAGCGTTTGGAGAAGCTCTAAACAAAGAACGGGCTGGACAAAGAGTTTCTGATACGCAAGCATTTAAAGACGCTCTTACAGCTATAGCAAACGCTATTAAAAATCCTGAAACAAAACTAAGGAATATATCTATTGCTGACGTTGAGTCTCAACTTTTAAAAGTAAGAAGAGCGCTAGACCCAGTTAAAGAAGTTGACGGTGTATCTGTCGGCGAACCAGTTAGCTTTCAGGGACTAGAGAACCTAAGAAGATTCTTGCGTGATAGGTCTTATGGTTTACCCGCAGAGGGATTTGACGCTATTGGACAGAGACAGGCTGGTGACCTTGCTGATGCAGTAGAGGCGATACAAAAACAATTTTCTCCAAAAATAACTAAATTTCTTGAACAGTACAGGGCTGACTCTGAACCGCTAAACAGATTTAAAACAAAACTAGGCGAAGCTCTTGTTGGCAAGGAAGAGTTTGATATGACTCGCTTTGCTACCGACCCCGCAGAGCTAGCAAACAAAGTTTTTAAATCAGAGACAAGCGTAAAAGACTTGATGCAGTTGCTTGGCAGAGATGCTGCAAACACAGAGCAACTAGCTAGGGGCTTTGTTGCAAGCAAATTGCAAGATGCGTCAAGCAAAGACATACAAAAGTTTGTTACCAGTAATGCTGATTGGTTAAATCAATTCCCTCAATTAAGACAACAACTAGAGGCGGCTGCCACAACGATAGGTCGTTCAGAGGGATTTGGCGGGGCAAGAACTACTCTTGCTGACACGCTTAGAACTGGCGCTACAAAACTTGCTGATGTCATCCCTTCTAAGACGGGCGCTGTGTTATCAAAAGCAGAGCAAGAGGCGCAGAAAGCGGCTGAACAACGCATCAAGGGCGCTGCAAAGGGCTTGAAAGGTGAAAAGAAATTGGCTGCCGGAGTTGTCAAGGAAGCAGAAACCGAGGCTGCTGGAGTTACAAAGGCTGCTGGCGCTGAAGCTGGAAAGATTCGCGCAGATGCTCAAGCCCGTGCAGACACGATTCTTAAGGGTACAACTGATGCTGACATAGCTCGACAGATTATTGTTGGTACAGACGATGCTGCATGGAAAGAAATGTCACAAATTATTTTGTCTACTCCCGGTGGCAAAGAAAAGTTATCTGACGCTGTTCATCAAATTCTTGCCAAGAAAGCTCAAAGCAGCTTAAAAGGCGCTATGAATGAGTGGGAATATATAGGTCAACGTTTGATTGACAACAATCTAATGTCTGCTGAGAAGGTGGCTCAGACTGCTGCCAAGATGCAAGAGATATTTGTTGCCCCTGTTGACTTGCGTCAAAAGTCAACTATGGTTCAACGATTGATGAGAAATGCAATTGTTGGATACGCTGCTCCAGCAGCAGTAAGGGTGTTGGACTAATGGCTAAGAAGCAAAAGGGTATCAACCCTGACCTAGAGCAAGCCATCTCCGATATGCTCAAAGCGGTAATGGCTGACCCTATGGCAAGCATTACAGACAAGACCAAGGTGATTGACCGCGCCCTAAAACTTGAAGCTATCAAGCTCAAGATGTCTGATGATGAGTGGGGCGCAGGATTCAACAATGTTGATGAAGAAGACGAATAGGGTTAGACTATGGTTTTCGTCAATCACAAAGGGGATAAACATGGACGGTATTGCTTTGGTACGCCTAGCGTTAGGG